GTGCCATCCTGCGCCTCTTCCTCGGGCACGGTGTGGATTTCGGCCGCAATGGTCAGCGAATCAACTCCGCGCATGATAACCCCCTCCTGTTCCACCAATCCGGCCCCCTGGTCAATGATGGCAATCAGCGGAAAAACAGCGTCTGCGGTTTCTCCGTTTAGGACAATGGGGATGTCATCAAGCGCGGGATGATTGACGACTTGGGATTCCATCCAAGCCCGCAGGGATTCTTTGACGTTGTCAGCGGTCATACTTTGTTGAGTGATTTTTTAAGGGCGATGTTGTACCACTTGATGGCTTTACGAGCGCCAAATGCCACGGAGTCACGCCGCGCCCTATCGGAAACGACGTTCTTGGATGCCGAATGCGCGGCCCGGTTTTCGAGAACGGCGACAGGAGAAAAACCGGATTTAGCCGGCACTCCGTGGCCTTTGTTGGAGTGCTTTTGAGCGTAAGAAAGGTAGTTTTTACCAATGTTTATCCGGTCCTGTCCGGTCTGGTGCTTGGCGATCTCCATGCCTGCACCCAGCCAGCCGCCCTTTGCCATGCCTGCGCGTTTAAACCGTTCGCGCATGGCGGATTTAAAAACAGCCTCGGTGCATACCTTTCGCTCCGAAACCGGCAAATGCGCCGTTCTTGCCCCGCGTCGGGTCCGGTTAAGTTCGATCCAATCGTTGACCTCTCCAGCGGATTGTAAGCCTTTTTTGTTTGATCCCCCGACCTTAGGAACGATCAGGATTACATGGTAAGCGTCTGCAACCATTGCTCCCTCTTGCTGCCCTTTTGCCCAGGTGGTCTTGCCTTGCTTTTTTTCGCGCCCGTATTTATTCGGCCCCCATGCCTGAGTCTGCACGGCCAAATCCCGGCAGACGGAAACGCCCCAGCGGATGACGGCCTGAGCCGAAGTTTCTCCAAATGCTCCTGCCGCTTTTTTTAACGAGCGCTCAAGCGCTTGCATGTCGTATTTTGCGGAAACCACATAGCAATGGTAATATCCGCAAGGCGAATGTCAAAATCAGCCCTGCCAGCGCTCAACGTCGGCAACGAGGCGCTTGACTTTGATAACGTCGCCCATTCGTCCGGGGCGATAAGGCGAGCCGGGGCGACGGATGACGCAGCCCTCGCCTCCTGCCGCAACAATAGCTGACTCGCGGGAGCAAAGTTCGTCGTGGCCTTGCAGCGCAATGTGCAAAACCAGTTCTGCGGGATGAGCGATTTCCATCTGTTGCAATTTGGCATCGCGGTCCTCAAAAGTGCCAGCTTCGGCCAAATCAAAAACCATGAATTTCACGCCGACCCAATCGCTGCCAGCCTTCTGGATTGTGGAAACGAGGTGGTCAAAAGTCCCGCGCCCCATCCAAAGCTCACCGTCGAGTCTGGCACCTTTGGGTAATCCTGAGGTAAATGACGCCGGCGCCTTCAAGTCCTTGCCGTTGCGGGTCAGGAGTTTCGAGCCGTTCCAGATTGCCCTGACGCCGTCGAGCTTCTCCGAAACCCACCAGCCAGCCACATCGGCGGGGAGGGAATCAGTGAGCAGCGCGGCGTCCATGAGTGAAAACTACCCCGTCCGCTTTGAATTGGCAACAATTATTTCAAGCCTTCGTCAAAGTCTCCAGCATGATCTCGGCAAACCCAGCTCCGATGCGGACTCGCTTGACCCGAAATGTGATGCCTCGGGCGGTTGCTTTTTGGTTAACGTATTCCAGCCCAGCCAGTGGGTAAGCGGCGTCCCAAGCTGCGCGACGAATCACGGCCACCAGCGCGTTGTCGGTGTCGTTGCCAAACTCGCCAAAATCTTTGCTGCTGACAATCTCGTCAAAGACGGCATCGACTGCGGCTCCGCTTCCAATGGTCAAGGATTCAGCGCCAATGACCGCAAAGGAGGCGGAAGAGGCGGCGGTGGTAAAATCTGTCAGCAAGCTCATGCCGTTATCCTACCGGTTCAGGTGCCGAAGTCAAAGCGGCGTCGTGCCGGTAGGTGTGAAGCGTCAAATCAATGTGGCTGGCGGTCTTGATCCGCTTTCGCGCTTGCTCGCACCAAATCAAATCCTCGCCATAGTTTGACTCTCCAAACAGGCATCCGGCGACAACGTCCCGCTTCCAGGCGCAAACGTGCCAAGGGGCGCGAAACGTGATCCCGCCGGCATTGAATTTCCCGTCTAGATTATTGACTCCAAAATGCACGTCAGATTCCAGCCCGTTGTAAATTGCCCGCTGCCGAAAAGTCACAACGTCTGGATTGTGGCCGATTGCAATCAGGATGCTGGAAACGTAGTCGTCGGAAATGTCGTCGTCATCGTCCACAAATGCAACGTATTGACCCCGCGCAATATCGACCAGCGCCTGCCGCTTTGCTCCGATTGAGCGCTGCCGGTTATCGCAGAAAACAAGGTGTTCAACTGGCAAGTTTCCGATTTGGCTTTGGATCTTTTCTTGCAGCTTGGCAACTTGGCTTGCTCTCGTTGGAATCGTCGGCGTCAGGATTGATAATTTCATCGTGTTTTTTTCTAAAGATTTGTTCGTAATTTTGCGCAAATTTGCGCGGGTCAACTGGTCGTGGTTTGCTTCCTTTGCTCATGGTTTTTCTTTGGTTGTTCTCATCCAGACTCTTCCAATTTGCTCGACGGTGTAGCCATTAGCGGCAGCGTGCTCGTCAACGGCCCGCTTTACGTCCTCGCACGGGTAGTCGTGACCGGAAAAAACGCCGTCTGGTTTTACCTTTGGAAACCATGCTGCCAAATCTTTGACAACTGAATTGTAATCGTGCGCTGCGTCAATGTAGACGGCATCGATGGAACCGTCTGCAAATTTGCTGGCTGATTCCGCAGAGTCGCCAACGATGGCTTCGATCATGTCGCGCACTCCAGCCGCCTCGGTGTTGCTATCAAATAGGTGCTTAACGCTTCCGCCGTTGTCTTCCACAATCTCAACGTGCGCCGGTTGGTTTTGCTCGCCCTTAAACGTATCCACGCACCAGACTTCTGCGGCCTTGCCAATGTCCTGAAGTTCTTGGCAAAAGACGGCAATCGACTGGCCCATCCAAGATCCAATCTCGACAAAAACCGCGCCGTCTGGAATTGACCTAGCAAGCGCCCGGTAAAATGCCGAGTAATCGCACCAGCCGCCAATATCCCGCGCCAACTTTATTCCTTTTTTTAGCCGCTCGTAAGTTGCTTGGCCTGCATGGTAGTTTTCTGCGGAATTACTGCGCTCGTAGGTTTCGTCGGTTTGCGCTTTTCCCGCCGCTGGGTGAACATGCTCAAAAACCAAATGCCGCGCATCGATGACAGCTTTGTCCCGATAAGAGCATTCGGAAAACCAGTTGTCGGAATACATGCTAAAAAACTCAGGGTGAAACAGGTGTCCTTGGTCCCTGTATCTTGCGCGAGTCAAGATTGCCATGCACAAAAGGCCATCCGTTCGGAATCCATCAGAGACTGCAAGAACAGTGGGTTTTGACGTGTCGCCAATCGCGGTCAGGATTGCCGTGTCCCATCCTTGAAAGCAGCGGAAATCGTCAGATAGCTGCACCAGAACAGAGCCTTGCGCCTGCTCTGCGGCAAGGTTCCACGCATCAACCGGCCCGCCGCTTCCGCTTGTCACTACTGATCTCGTGTTAAACAGCGGGAACGAACCGTGGTCGTCGCTATCAATTGCAAAAATATGCTCCACGGAATCTGGATTGTCTGCCGCTCGCATCCATTCCATCCGGGTTTTCCATGCCATTGCAGGACGGCCCCTGGTGGCATGCAAAAGGCTAATCTTAGCTCCAGAGCGAATGAAGTGATTGGTCTCCAGCGCGTCTGCCTCCTCGCGCCTATTTGACGCCCTTAAAGCCATTCCTCGCAGACCTATGCCGAGTTGCCCGTAATAGGTCCGGCGAAGGTTCCAAGGTGGATTGGCCGGCAGCTTCAATGCCATCATCGCCTCGGTCCATCCAAGCGCGGATTCTGGATCCGCCGGCAGTGACGCAAGACCGAGTTCCCCAAACGCTTCCCGCCTGCAAGGGTCAGTTGCAATGGCTTGAATCAGCATCGACTTTCGGACCTCGCCATCCTGCGCGAGTCTGGCCAGTTGGAAGTATGCTTCGTAAAGCTCCGGCTTGCCAACGCCTTCCAGTCCAATAAATTCGATAGCTTTAGGGATTGCCTCGTCGTTTCGGTCCAGCGCAATCAGCGATTGGAAAACGTGGAATTTCTGAGAAATGGTCCGTTTGTCTTCGGTAATGCTTTCAAGGATTCGCAAGTTCCGCTCGTCACGCGCTGCTGTCCTCGGCTCGCTTGCATGGGTAATTCTGGCGGATTCAAATCGGATGGATGGCTTGGCGTCGTCGTTAAATTTAAGGCACTCATGCACGGGATTTTGCCACCGCGCCGATCCTTTGCGCCAAAGTCGTTCGCGCCAGTTAATGACGCCATCCTCGGGCACGACGTATGGCATTAAAACGCCGTCGCAGTCTTTTTCGTGGATGTCTTCAATGAGAAGGCGGATTTGCTTAATTGAATCGGCGTCAATCAGGTCATCGGTGTCGGCCCACATGAGCCAGTCGCCGGTTGCCATGTCGCAAGCCATGTTTCGGGCTGCGGCAAAGTCGTCAACGTGCGGCCATTTGTTTTTTGGATCGTTCCAATACTCGCCAATGCGGCATCCCTTCTTCTTGGCAATGGCAATAGTCTGGTCCGATTCGACTTGCCAGCCTGTCGAGCGCACCACAATCACCTCATCGGCCAATAGCCCAAAGGCATCCAAAAAGCGCCCCATGATATTTTCCACATTCCCGGCAATGACGCACAAGCTCAGTTTCTTTTTCATATTTCCTGCGCCTTGATATTACTTCATGGCAAAATTGGCAAACGAAAAAACCCGCTGCCATTTCTGACAGCGGGTTTCCCCGAATGAACACAACACCAGAAAAACTTATGGCTTCGTGCCGTGCACCAGCCCAAGGGTAAGGCCGGTTGCAGTCCCAAAGAGACACTCAAAAGCGCCATACATCACGCCGGTCGCGGCATTAAAAGAGCGGCGATAGCCCATAACGATGCCGGAAGGATCGGCAACGCGTTCAACAGCAAGATACTCGGAAGCGGCAAGCGGCTCCAGGTAGCGCATCGCAATGTTGATCGAGTCTGGGTGAGCGGCAAACGAAACAAGCGAGGTTGCGGCGGTTGGCAGGATGTTGGTTTCGTAGGTTGGGAATCCAACCAACTGACCAAGAGTGCCTTGGCGAGCGGCCTGATTATCGCCAATTTGGTAGGCGTTCAGCACGTTAGCAGTTCCAAGCAGAGTTGCGCCAACCACGGTGTTGTGGATGAAGCTGCAAACTCCTGGATCAACATCGACATTGCGGCCAGCTAGCACTTTGCGCAACTCGATCAAAGATGCCAAAGAGTAGTTTGCCTCAAGCGTGGTGATCGACGCGCTGCCAAAGTTGGTTGTGGTAATCAGCTTCCAGATGTTCTGGAGCACCAGATCGCCAAGAGCGCGACCAGCGGCAAAGGCCAGTTCGTCAAAACGCGCTCCCGAGCTGTTGGCAGCTTGAAGGTCGGTGATGTCAAACGTAACAACCTTGTGCTGGTTGATCGAAACGGTGTTGTGCGTCACCGCGCCGCCGCCGGTTTGGTAGTTGGCGCTGCTGGCGTTGAACGTAGTTGCCGTAGCCGCCGAAATGTAGGGGATGACAATGGCGTCGCCAACCTTTGCGGCCGAGTCGTCAAGACTGCGGGAAAATGCGCGGAGTGGAGCGAGCTTGGCAGTAAAGGCAATCAAAGCCTGTTGCGCAAAAATCGTGTCGTTGAATGAAATGGTAGCCATTTAATTTAGTTAGTTTGTAGTGATTGATGAGAGATTATTTTTTCATTTGCTCGCGGATTTCCTTGCCGTGCTTGGAAATGTATTCTGTGCGAGCTGATCCAGTGAGTTTGCCGACTTCAAGCAAATGATCCACGGGTGTTGACCCGAGGTTTTCAATTTCCAGAGGTGCGGTGATTCCAGCGGCAGCGGCAATTTCAACCGCTTTACCAGCGGCAGAGCTTTCGGCTTTGCTGAGCTTGTCGGTAAGTTCGGAGATTGCTTGCGCGTTTTCGTTTGCCAGTCGGTCAGACTCTGTGAGTTTCCCGGTAAGAGTTTCGATCTCGTTTTTGAATCCGGCTGCTTCCTGCAATGCGGTTTCGGCAATTTCGATCTTGGATTTAAAATCGGCAAATGCCGTGGCGTGATCGGCTTCCAAAGAGGAAATTTGATTCTCCAAGGCGGAAATGCGTCCGACGGCTTCGTCGGCAGAAGGGTTTGTGAGGCGTGCTAGCAGGCTCATGTTGGAAACGGTTTTGCCATGCTCGGCGCGAATGTCAAACAGGCTGTCTGCAAAGCCAAGCTCAACGCATTTGGCTGCGTTCATCCAAGTCTCGTTCATCATCAGCTCGCGCATTTCAGCCATTGGCCTGCCGGTCTTTTCTGCGTAGATTCCGGCAATCTCATTGGACAATCCGTCGCAAAGGTCAGCCATCCGATGTAAATCCTTAGCTGTTCCTTCGATGCCGATGCTCACTTCGTGAATCATCATTTGCCCGTTTGGAACAATCATGCATTCGTCGCAGGCGGCTGAAATAACGCTGCCCATGCTTGCGGCGAGGACGTTAACAATTGCCACTGTGTGGACGCCCTTTGCGCTCATGGCTTTGAGTTCGTTCACAATCACCATGCCTTCAAAAACACTTCCGCCTGGGGAATTGATTGTGATTTCCAGCCGATCAATTTGATTGCTCGCCTCTTTGGTCAGGTTGGTAAAATCAGGATTTGTAAACGCTTCGGCCCCAAATACCTTGGACATTTCCCGCGCCAGTTGCTTCCGGCTGAATTCGTCAACCGTATCGTCCAGCGTTACTTTGCCGGTCTTGTTTTCAATTTTAAGAATCTTCATCGTTTTGATTTGGTTGAATGATTTGATCTGAGGTGTCCGGCTGGTCGTGGCCCATTTCGTTAGCGGTCAGCATCGCCATTTCCCTGTCCTCAACTTCGATTTCAAAGCCGGATGACGCGGAAACGTCCTGCGATACTTGCCGCGCAATGACCTTGCGAAGGGCGACAGAATGCGCCCGCTTCGTGTAAAACTCTTCCTCGGTCAGACCTCGCGCCTCGGTGATTTCGTCGGTGTTGCGAAGTCCTGCCCGCCATTCATCGACCTCCATTTTAGACTCGCGGCCATCGTCAACGGATAGGCGCGGCGGTTTGGAAAACGACCAGGCAAACGGATTGTCGAGCAAAGGAACGCGGCCTGCTTTTTGAAATACGGAATACGCAAACGAGAAAGCCGCCAACGCGGCTCGGCGCAAATCCCTTTGGCGTTTTAAGACAAACCGTCGGCCTTTGACAATTTCAGCTCGGGCATCGGTTCCTTGGCCGGCACCTTTCCAGATTGAATACGGCCAGCACGGCGCAAGACTCATGCGGATCATTCGGTCTTGGAAGTTCTCCCACATATCGCCGGGTGAGTCGTGCTTGACCTGCTCCATTTTTTCACCGCTTCCGGCCTGCATGTAAACGACCCCGCCTGGGATGTTTTGCATGACAAACGATGAGTCAGTGGTTGGATTTTGGATTGAATTCATCGGGTCATCCAGATCCGGCCCGCCTGACTCGTTAAAAACCGTAAGGTGTAATCTGGAAATGATTTGTTGCCGAATGCGCTCGTCTTCCGTGGATGCAAGGCAGGCAGAAATGTCCATCAGCGCGTGACTGAATGCAGGGATTCCTCGGGTTTGCTCTGCAAAATCTGGATTAAAAATGTGGATGACGTTTGCCGCCTCAATGTCCTCAAAAGTCTCGCTAATTCTAAGGTCGCCGGTCAAAACTCGGTATGCGGCAGGCTTTCCGCTTTTGTAGACGATGACTCCGTCGCTGATTTTAAAGTCTTTGAATTTTCCGCTAGAAACCCTGCCGCTGCCGTCTGGACCGTCGCCAACTCGGTGCGCCGGCACGACCTGCAATCGAGGAAACCCGTCTTCGCCAACAATCTTGATCCAGAACTGATCTCCGTCCCGGTCAATCGCCACGCTGGCAAGCTCAAGGGTCTTGTGCCAGTCAAACGGTTGCCCTTTTACGTTGCAGTTTGGATACCAGACTTTGCGCATGAAGCTCGCAATTTGCTTGCCGTCTGCAAAGTCTGATTCTCCAACGTAAGCCGGAAGAAACGCTTCGCCAACGCTGTAATCCGCTTTCTGATCAACCGCCCCTTTAATGACGCCGACGTTAGTATACACGCGGCTGGAAAGGCTG